TGTGCTACCTTTTTAGCACCACTTATCCCGTGTAAGATTAGATGGTCATAATTTCTTCTTTTTGTATCTTTTACATTGAAGAGTTTAAAACCAACCAAATCGGCAATAGCGTTTTTAGCAGACTCGTTGAAAATACTTTGCAAGTCGTCAGTCAACGCTGGGAAATCAGTTGTCTTAATCATTTTTTTTACGAGCTTTTCCCCCGTAAGTATCAGTTAAAAATTGTCTATTTGTAAATGCCGTTAAATCACTTGTTGTCGTCTTTTAATTGATACCTACGGTTTCAAACACGCAGTTAAATTAAAATTGCCCCGTGTTAAATTAAATTTACGCGTTCATCGGACCTTGCAAGAAGTGACCAATTACTTGTGTACCTGTTTCTGCAATGCCAACGCCTCGTTCAATATAAAACAAGTCATCATTAGAAGCATCAGGGTTCAATGACCCAGCGGTTGCTAAGTCAACCTCTGTATGCAAGTCAGTCACAGACCAAGCGGCGTCACAGTCAGCTAGAAAAGTAACTCCAACAGTTGAAACACAAAGTACCTTTTCATCATCAGCAGTTGTAACTACGCTCTCTACAGCTATATAACGAATATCAACATTTTCGCCAGCGGAAGCGTTAGTCATGTAGCCATTGCCATTGTCAACAACAGCGTTTCCTTTAACCACGGTTGTGCCAGCGGCAAAACCAAGGTCCACGTATTTTCCGTGGTCGTTTTGGTATGGTGTAAAAGCCATAGTTTAGTTAGTTATACCAAGAGTCAACGCTACTATCGTCCTTTAAAAGACTCAACCTGCTCTTTTTCTTTTCTTTTGGAGAAGCAGAAGCAGTTTTAGTCTTAGAGGTCTGCAAGTTAGTGTCTTTCTTGGCTGATTTATCTTTTATGCCTTTTTCTTCCTTCCACATTTTCGTCGCTAATTTAAGACCACGAACTATGGAAGAATAGGATGTTTTGTCAACATTTCTCGGCAAAAAACCTATAATTTCGTTGTATTGACTCTCATCTACAAGTTCAGGGATATAATCAGAATGTACAGAGTTAATAGTGTTTGCGAGTGCTTTGCCCTCTTCTCTTTTGGAGAGGATTTTTACCACCGCTTCTTCATTAACATCTACTTGTTTGTCAGTCTTAGACAAACCTTTATCTGCTCTTTTTTTACTCTTAGCAGACAACATTCCTTTTTTGTAATTATCCCTGTCTTCTTCAGCTTTTTGTAAGCGAGCTTTTAACGCTTCTACTGAGTCATCATCTTCTTCATCTGTGTCAGATGAATCAGAATCGTTGTTAGAGGTATCTTCCTCGTCGTCAGTATCGTTTTCCTCCGACTTCCCAGTGTCGGTAGAGGTATCTTCCTCTTCTTTTAGGGTTTCTTCTCCTGTTTCTTCTAATGTTCTCATATTAAAATGCTTATTTTAATTCGGTCACCGCCGAACAATATGAATAAAAAGAGCCGTCTTATTGACGACTCTTCTACTGACTACTAATACGCATCCACGGGGGTAAACACATATTAGTAAGTCAGCTGACGAATCACCAATAGTTTCCCCGTGTTAAAATTGTTGTTTATTTTTTCTTTTTATTTTTTTTAGCGTCCCGCTTTTTAATTAAATCCATTGATAAATTGTTCAGGTGTTTCAATTCTGCAAGCCTGCCTAGATTTGTCCAGTATTCTTTTTGCTCTAGCCCTATACCCAACACTCCCAAAATGGCTTTTTTTCTGATAGTATAATATCCCTTATATCCGCTATCACTACTTGATAAACTCACCAGCCATTCTTGAATAACATCGTCTTTTATCATTTTGTAGGACTTGTCTGATAGCAAGCGGAGTAAAAGTCTGACTAGTAATAATCTCATAAGAATTTAGCTAGATATTCTATTGGGTCTTCAAAAAGAACTAATTGTTGGAGGTGAAATTGCCAGCGACTTTTGGGCTTCGGGCTATCTGCTAATTGAAAACAATCTTTATTGTATATAGCATAAACCTCGCCACTTTCTTTTTCAGTAAACTCCTCTCCCCAAAAGGCTTCTGCAAATTCGTGTGAAAATATAAAAGAAAATATTATATTATTTGATTCATCTTTGTAAAACATATCATCCAAATCATTTACAGCATCGTATTTTTCTGTTTGTGATGCCCAACCACTCTTCACTGCTTTGTTTATAGCTTTTTTTAGTGTTTCTTCATTTGTCATACCCCGTGTGTTAATAATTAAATGTTAGGAAGTGCCCCCATGCCTGCGGTATCTGGCACGCCCTGTGAAGCTTGCTCTGCCCCCTCCTGCCCTATCCCTGCCATAAGTTGCTCAACACCTCCCTGTTGCTCCATTCCCTCCAAATACGGTCCTGGGTCGTCTCCATAAGTTTCAGCAAAATTCTTGAAAAACTTACTCTGGTTTGCCATAAATATCTGTGGGAAATAAGTAGCATAGCCATTCATTTTTTCCTCCATAAGCGCCATTTTCAATGCTTTTGACTTCTGATACAAACCCTCAGGCTCTACTCTGACAATATACTCATAATCGTCTAAATAAGTTCTAGTGATTTGAGTAATTGAGGTTGGCTCTTTTTCCAATTCCAACTCTGCCTCTCTAACATCTATTTGGTAAGGTCTTTCTAGTTTACTATCATCTTCTACCACTTCAACCTGCTCAGTGCCAACTTTACCGCTAAAAAGTTCCACGCTAGGCAATCTAAAGGTCTTAAATACTGCTTCTGTTTCTTTCACACCATTTTCGTCAATAACTGCGTCAATCTTAGGAGTACTGTAATTCATTGCTACATTTATAATTCTCAGCCTATACTTCTGAACCCATAAATCTGTCATCATGATATAGAACAGTCCTTTTATCTCTTCCGCTCTTTCGTTGGCAATCACAATCTCACGAGCAGTTGAGCCGGAGCCACTAGCGCCACTTTGAACCCGGTCAGTTGAGTCACTGTCCATTCCTGCTTTTATCATCTTTAGCATTGCAATATCACCATTACTAACACCTTTGACAGGCATAGGAGTAACTTGAGAGACATCTGCTACATAAATCCTAGTATCACCATCAACATTTTCATCCTCTAAATCAAAGTAGTCCTTGTTGACTTCCCCAATTAACATAGGAGTAGTGACAGAACGATACACCTCGTCAGTCAAGGAATTTACAAAGGCATTCTCCACATCTTGTTCGCCCATTAAGATATTAGGCAGACTATTACCCCAGAAGAAAGAAGTGTTAGCAAATGGCTCAAGAATAGTTTTAGCAAATGGGTATTTCTTTTTCTTTTTTCCCCATAACAGTGGGGCGTCTAAAATACACACTCCATTTATGATTATCTTATAACCTGCATTTTTGCCATATTTACGATAATATCTGACTACTTCGTATTTATTTTTTTCTGTTCTTTCATCCCACTCTTGTTTAAAAAATGTTGACATTTCTTCTTCCCCTACTAATTCCTTGCCTGTCTTCACCAAATCAAAATCTTTAAACTGTCCAAATTCAAATTCTAGCTTGTCTCTATCTACATATTCTACCCAAGCGACTGCTGGTTGGTCTTGCGCATCACGGGTAAAAGCGTCCCTAATTAGAAAATTCTGTATTGGTATTTCTACTTCTATACATTCGTCCTCTATTATTTCTTCCTTCTCTTCAGTCACAAGTTCCCCAGTAGCGTAGTCGTAGTCAACCACGACATCTACTGTATCCTTTATTCTTAAATATCCATCGTACTTAATAACCGTACCGTTCACAGAACAATTCCAACTATCAAAAAACATATCCATTTGTGGATTCTTTTCCCCATATACATAACTAGCGTCCACAAGAGTATTCATTACCTCAGCTCTCAGTTTAGACTGCTTGTCTTTTTCGTCAAAGGCAGATATTGATACTGCTGGTGGATTTTTGGCTATCCCAGCTATCAGAGCTTTAGTCTTATTACGAGTAGTTGGGGAAAAGAAGTTAGCCTGCCATTCTTCCTTGTCTTGTTCTTCTCTTGTGGGTACATAAGAATTAACCCTTTTCTGACTGTCATCTATGAATTGAGTCAAGTTCCTGTCATTAAATTCGTGGTATTCCTTGTTCATTACATTATCAAGCATGTACTTGACTTCTGTGTAAACATATTTAACCAACTCCTGCTTCTCATCAGATTGGTCTTTTAAAATTGTTTTGACTTCTTCTATCATATTTCATAGACCCCGCGCTTATTTAATAAAAATTTACAACTTTTCCATAATGTATCAGCAAGTTTCTTGCCAAATAACCATAATATAATCGCTCTAAACACCAAATATTTTGGTAAAAATTCCATCATCTGCCCAATACTGGGGGGGACAAAATAGTTTCCTTTTTCTCTGTAATTCGTTGAGTTCTTTAAACTTATAAAAAACTCTCTCTGTTTCATTATGTCTATCTCGGTGAGTTGTCTTACAGATATTCTTTGCTTCATATTATGCCATACGAAATTGTTTTGGTTTAGTTTTTTTCTTTCTTCTCTTCTCGCCACTTATTTTTTTCCTTGGTGTGTAAATGGAGTCAAAGGCAAGCATCAAACCATCAGCTATGTCTGGACTCTCAATGCCATTCGTCCTCATCTCGTCTTTGCTCATTATCTTAATTCTTCCACTACTGTCAGTTTTATATTTAATATCTAGTATCTCGCTCCAATCATGCTCTGGGTCTAGTTTGCCCCCTTGGTTAAGCCATTCTTTCAACTGCCAATAATCCTCTGCTCTTTTATTTATAAATCTTTTTTCTTCCCTAGCTCTCGCCCCCAATTTAACAGAATTTATCCTATATCCCTGTTCTATCAGCCTATCTGTCTCTCCAGCCCCCACTCCTGTGTCGTCTATACTTACAGCTTTCCAGTCAACATTGTTGTCTTTTGCGAACCTTATTGTGGTTCCAGTAACACTCATCAAGTCGCCATCCTCGTTCTTCCCTAATAATGTGGCGTAATTATCATATTTCAGTACCCAAGTGTTAAAGTTTCCGCCGCCTCTGGCAACATCGTGTCCTAGCTTAGGCATCCCAAAAGGATTCTCTACCTTTTCCAACGCTCTCTCATACTCTTTGTCAGTTATCAAATGACTCCAACCCTTGGCATCGATACTGTCTGCTTCTGGGAACTTGTTCTCATACAGTACGGAAAAGTATGGTTTTTTTCTTGCTTCTTCTATAAACTCCTCCGTTAATCTTCCTTCTTCAATCCCTTTCTTGTACTCAACATTCATCTTAAAGTATTTTGGATTTCTGTGCTTCTCTAAAAAGTGATTTCTGTTAAACGGATTACCAATATTAAAATAGTAATTATCCATTTTGTCGCCAAGCATCCTAAATATCTTGGCTTCTATATCATTGTCGATCAGAGCCGCCTCGTCAAGTACTATGTTTGGAGCGCCAAAACCCATTAACGAATCACCTGCTTTTTGTTTGTTCCTGCTATCAGCTGACATTATAAATACCTCGCCAATCGTCCCGTTGCTATGTTTAAATGTGAGCCTGCTCTTGCTCCTCTCTCTTCTCAAGTGTTCTAAATTTTCTTTCTTGTCTAATTCTAATTTTTGTTTGGTGTAATCGTTATCAAAAGTGTGGTCTATGATATAACTCATTATAATTTTAGCCTTCTTCTCGCTCGGAGCTACAATCGCCCACTTCTCTGGAAATGTAGCCACTCGGGTTAAAACAGCTAGTGCTACAGTTAAACTCTTACCATATCTTGTGTGAGCTAAAATGTGGACCCTATTGTAAGGCTTCTTGAATATCAATTGGAACATCTGGCACTGGCTTTCCGTTAGTATCATTGGTTTCCCCATTTCGTCCTTGTACATTGCTTTCACCATCTTTTGAATTTTCCACAGTGATTGATTCATTTGAAATTTCTCTTAAACTATTCTCCAAAATACTTAAATCAACTTTTCCACCTAGCTCTATACTCTGTTGTGGCATTCCGTCGACATAATTCCATATCTGTTTAATAGTTTGTTGATCCCCCTCTTGAATAGCGTTCTTCAATATTCTTTTAACTAATAAATTTAAATATGTAG